CAAGCTCTAATACTTGTACTGCCCGCAAACGCAATGAAACACCATTCAAGCTACCAGTATTGTAAGGCACTATCATAACTGCAACATTAACTTTTGAATTTGTTGTCAGCATAAAATCATCTGGCAATCTATTACGTGCTGCATCTACTTGCTTTGGCGGTTGTGTAACATCCCCACCATATGATCCTTTTAACTTACACTTACCAACAATCTCATTATCTGCGTTTCTCTTGTATGGTAAGTTAGTTGGCTTATCAGGCCATTTACGTTTTGTGTCCATTGCCGCCGCATTAGCATAAGCTTGTGAGCATATTTGATGTAGCTCCTTTGCTTGTGTATCATTTAATTTAAATGACATTTCAAAAGCTGCGCCCTCATCAAGTGCATGGCACTTAACGCTTTTGTTTTCTTGTGTATCAAATTTATATGTACCATTTAGTCTAGGGTACAGTGCGGTTACACCGCTTATCATGTGTTGCATATTGCAAACTCCTTAAAAATACGTGACACCCTCACGCTGGGATAAATTATATCTCGCCATCCAACCAAGGTGGTAGAGATAATGTTTCTAAATCAGGCCAACCAGTGCTGTAATCATTGGTTTCTTTTGCCCGCTTTATCTTGTGTAATGTTTGCATCATTTCTTGGCGTGCGTACCTGTCATATTTATCTGACAATTCATAACACGCTGTTGCATGTGGTTTTTCTTTTTCAATTGCGATAAATATAAAATTAGAAATCTTAATACCTTCAATCTCTAAACAATATCTGTAAAAGCTTTGTTGCAAAGAATAATTAAAATTCCTCAAAGCCTTAGAAAATCCATTCAAACTTGCATCTTGGCATGTCTTTACATCAAGAATTAAGCCAGCAGATGCTAAAAATCCATCAGGCCTAGTTTTAAGCCCTAATCCAGTTTCAGGACACGTTACAAAGAATGATGCTTCTGTAATCAACTCTTTGTTGTTCAATAATTTAGCTCCCATAGGGTGCGTTAAACACTCTTCAGCCATGTCACATGCTAAATCATAGTCAGCCTCGGTCAGAAGTAGCTTATTTTGCTTCTCTGCATCCTCTTTGGCTTCACTCCACGCTTTACCGCGCCTTGTCTCTGGCCCACGTAAAATTAAATCTTTCTCTGGCTCAAGTAGCATCGCATGTACTGCCGTACCTAAATCAAAGGCAGGGTTTTCTTTGCGTACTTTACCCTTCCAATGACGTAATGTTGTGCTGGCTACTGCCTTCAAATCACTTGATGATATATTCTCATGTGCATGATACTCTTCATTGCTCATTTTATTACTTAAAATCATAGTCATAGTTTATTCTCCTCTATTTAAAATTTTCAGCCCCATATAATGCAATCAAAGCGGCTTCTGCACGTCCGTCATCTTTGACTCTACTAAATAATTGAGCATATTCTGGGAAACGCTCGGTTGCTTTACTTCTACTTACACCTTTGTCCCTGTTTAAACCAAAGTGTTTCTTCCATTTTGCGGGCGTTACATAATGCAATGGATGTTTATTAGCTGCAATACATGCTTGTAACATCCCATAACCCTCACCAAACCTAAATACGCTTGATACACCCTGTCCTGGCATTGCACTTACACGCTCTACTACTGCAAACCTGTTTTTTGTTTCAGGCTCAAGAAGGTTAAGCAATGTATGACAGTCTATAATATTCTTGCCAGCATGGTTTAACATTATTGGCATATCGTGGATTTCGAGTTTATTGGCTTCAGGCCAATAAATCGCAATCGCACCACTATATCCTGGATCAATACCAAAGATTGAAAGCATATTAATCTTCCTATTTTGGTTCTATGTCTAAAACTAAACCATGACCCACAGATATTGCAGACAAATCTTCCTTTGGTGGGCTAACTTCAACACCCTGCTTTGTCACCTGCATAAGTGCCGCCATACGAACATATGCTGTGAATGATAATCCACTCTTATGCGCTGCCTCACTTATTGCTTGATCTTGGCTTTCACTAAAACTTATTAATCTTTTCTTGTCCATTTTGTTCTCCATTTCTGTTGCTTAACCTTACTTATATATATAAATCATATTGGTGCAATATACTATTCATTATTTTTTTTAAAATAAACATATCTAAAAGTTTTCTTACCATCAATTGCGCCAATAAAAGGCGGTTGTTTTTCGTTACTACGCAAGACCAAACCTTGATTAAAAAGCACATTTAATTGTGGTGCTACATAAGAAACGCTTAACCCTGTATTCCTAGCAATCATTGACGTTGTATATCTACCACCACGATTAATTGATTTTAAAATACGCTGTTGTTTTGCTATTTCATGCTTTGCGGGAAAGCTTTGTGAATTTAACGCAATGTTTTTATTTACACTTGATGTTGATAAACTTTGTATTTTTCTAGTCTTATGTAATGCAGTTCTTAATCCTAACTTAATTTGCTGTTTTTCAAATTGTTGCATCTTGTAAGAATATATTATTTCGTAATGATGTTTCTTATCATTCTGCTTTAATCTTTCTTTGAGTTCTTCGATGTTTTTCGGTGGCTTCTCAGTTTCAACTCCATCAATTCCATCAAATCTTGCTGCTCTTCTAAAAACCACCTGTAGTATTTCCTGTCCTTGGTCGGGTCTGGGTTCTTCATGTCCTCTATCATTAACGAGTTCATCTTGATTAATCTCATTGTCATTTTGTGGGCTTCTGAAACGTGCATATTTTTCCTCATGTTTTATAAATTCAATATTATATTTAAATTTAGTTCTAGCTAAAAAGCTTTCATTCATATCTAAAAGCCTAGCGGTCTCTGCTTGTGTTAAACCTTGTTCGGCTGCGTATTTAATTTGCTTAATCGTTTTTGCATTAACAGCCATCACTCATACCTCACGAATTTACCATCATCATCTAATGCGGGCATTTTGGTTCGTTCTGGTTTTTGTAAATCCTTTATGTGATTTTTAAAAACTTCATTTAAAATAGAGTTGGGGTTAAAAACAATCTTTTCACCACCAACATTAATTATCTTATCTTTAATCATAATTTTAACCCCTCTGGACGTAGTTTTGGTTTAATGGTTAATGATGAAACTTTATTTGTTTGCAGGCATTGAGCCATCGCATCAGGAAAATGTGGATAATATTCGTAATATATTGCGGGCATAGCATCCCCACATTCTTTCGCGCTGGCATACATTTGCTCAAAGTTCGATCCACCTTCTAAAGTCAAAGAAATGCTTAAAAGTGTAAAAAAAGTCATGTGTTCGATTCCCTTTTTGGCTTGTAAAGCTTTTGTTCTGTTGCAACTTCCCATAGTTTAGACAATGGCAACAATTCACTTTGTTCAATCATCCATCCTTTACCATGTCCCAAATCATTTTGGACGGCTTGCTCCAAAAACATAGTTTTTGTTGCAAAGCCAGCAACATTCATTTTATCTTCATCAACTTTTGCCACCAATACAGAACAATTTGATTTAAATGATTTTTTACTTTTAAAAAGCAGCTTACCATGTGGATAAAACGTCGATTTAACATCAATTGAAATGTTATGTAAAAACATATCTGCCCCATCATCAACACCTAATTGGAATGGGTTAAAATCTAAATCAAAAACCTTTGATACGGCTAGTTCTGCTTTTATACCTAAAAAATCTAAATCCTGGTCAGTTCTGCCTTTATCTTTTCTTTGATTTACGACACCGCTTAACCTTGCTAATTGCCAGCGCAAAGTTGCAGCTTGTTTACAATCGCTTAATTCTTTTCGTGATAATGTAACAATCATTTCATAAAACCCCTCTTTTCAACAAACAAATAATCATGTTTTAAATTGATAAGGTTTAAAGATTTTAACGCTTCATATTTAATATCTTTCAAATCTGTATTTAATTTTAAGCCGTATTCATTTAAATATTCTTTAATTTCGTTGACTGATTTTTTACCAATATTTGGCGTATTTTTAAAAAACTTTTCAGTTCTTAATATTACATCATAAAAATATATTTCACTCCAAAAATCTGTGCTATATGGCTTTCCCCATCCTAACCTTTTATTTCCAGACATATAATTTAAAACCGCCCAAACACGACTGGAAAGGTTTTTTCTCTTAATTTTGCTAAATAATAATTTATATAAATGTGGGTCAACGCTTTCAAGATTATGAAATAAGAATTGTTTTAGCTTCAATTCGTCCATATTTTCAATTAAAGATATTGTCATTTTTTGGTCGTTACTAATCATTTTAAATTACCTCCAAATCATCAAGTTCAATGTAATCTGTTATAAAATCTAATTCTCGTAATGATCTAAATTTCATTGGCGTCAAATCGTCGTTTACAATTGGCTTGCCTAATTCGTCTAATATGTGAAATGTTAATTCATCAACTTGAATGCTAAATTTATCCTGGATAGCCATATCATACCAAGGTTGGGCTACTACTTTAGTTGTCATTCGTTTTGCTCCTCTTTTGTTTCTGGCTCAATTTGCATTGCTTGCCTTGCCTCCAATATGGCGCTTGCTAAAAGATTAGTTGCCAGCATATCGGACAAGCAATTCCAATCTGTATCTGGTGCAATAAAATCAAAGCTGTCTTGCGTATGTTCTGTCAAAAATTCTAATTGATCTATTTCAATAAAAACATGATTTTCATTTTTGTATAGTTCAAGCGAATATTTTCCAGCCATTAATGCGTTTGTCACATTTATAATATATGTTAAATCTTCATTATCGGACGTTTCTAAATGTGCAACTTCTATATCTTTACGAACAAAATCGGTTAGCTGCTCCAATGTATCACGCTTTATTTTTACTGTATCTTTTAACATTTGTTTTTCTCCTGTTTATTATAATGTTTTACGTTAGACAAAACCTGTTTAGGGTTTTGTCCTACGTGGTTTTTTATGCCTCTAAAGCTTCTATAATCATTGCACCGCGTCTTTCGTTGTCATAACCAACGGCTCGCACAATAGCGCTATTTAAAAATTGTCTACTATCAATCCATTCATTACAAAATCTTATGACGTATTGAGGTTTAGCTTTGCCCGTATATTCTTTTGTGATTGTGTAACGTCGATCTTTTTTAATTGGGTAATACATTATGCAGCCTCGCAATATGTTGAATGAAATTCTATTACGTTATCTATTAGCTGCTCGTTAAGCTTGTTTAATGTGTCCAGGCCTAAAAAATCGACTAATACCTTTTGCGCGTATCCATATGAACAAGCTGCATCATGTGCAATGTAACTTGTAAAAGCATTAATAACGAATGAACGTAATTTTTTGCGGTTGTTGTTACATTCTGTAATAGCTGCAAGATTTTTTCTATAATGTGATTCACCTAAGTAAGAACCATCAAGCCAGCAAGAAAACATATTAATGGTATAATGATCGCCGCTTAATATATCGCCTTGTAAATCTCGTATAATATTTTGTTTAATTTCATTTGACATTGTTTTATTCCCTCTTTGTTTTGGTTAAAGTAAATTCTACAATTAGCATTCTTTTGAATGCTAATGTTAAAATTAACCTACTAACAATTGATTAGGTTTTACGCTGCAACCATATGACCTGGCACGATTACCGCAATCTTGCCATTCGTTCAAATACCTAAATTGAATAATATCATTATCTAGTATTTCAAATACTCTAATATCCAGGCCAGCAAATTTAGGCTGTTCAATTAGACCTCCATTACCATTGCTTGCAATTCCAAATTTTACATTAATCATAGTGTCACCTCATTAGCTAGTTTTTCGCTTATGTGATCGTTTTTTTCTAACATATCAACAAATTCAACAAATTCTGATCTAACAGTTGCGTTATATTCGTTTTGTGTTTTACTTTTGGTATAGTGCTTTAAATGCTCGCTACCTTGCCAAAAAGCATTTTTTACTTGCGATTGTGTTGTAAAATCATATTTCATTATTTTATTCCCTCTTGTTTTAGTTATGTAACCTTATTAATATATATTATATATACTGTCAATACATAAAGTATAATAAATATATAAATAATATATAATAAATGTGTTGACAGTAGCAGCTGCATATATTAATAAGGTATATATAAACAATATATAAGGGATAATAAAATGAAACAATCATATTTAAGTCAATGGGATATTCAACAAATAATGGGATATTCAACATTAAAGAGGGATAATAAAATGACAAAACACGAATTTATAGCAATATGTTTAGAAAACAGTATTGACCTAAATATTGCATTAGATAACGAAAATTTAAGCAATGCTTTATATAATAGGGATGATAAAAAAGTAGAAAAGATTATAAAGGAGGAATTTTAAATGACTAATAGAGAATTAAGAACAATTAAGCGCCAGCGAAAAATTAGGAATGAATTGATATTATTAGGCGTGTATGATTTTGCTGGCCTGGTGTGTTTAGTTGGTGCAATGGTTGGAACTGTTTATATTATTGCGGGTTGGTTATGATATTTGCTGGTAAAAATGAAATTGAGGCAAAGCAAAACGCCCGCAAAGCTTCAATTGATAATAAGGGCAAATATATAACTTTATACGCTTGTTTCGGTATATACATGCAAATATCAAAAAGGTTTAATATTCACGACCCAAGCGACAGCTTATTCGGTGCATATTGGTTAAATGGAAAAGAAAAAGCGTTTACCGATGCACAAATAATAAGAGATGAACAAGCTACACCAAGCTTATATTAATATAAAAAGCCTGTATTGTTTGCGGGCTTTTATTATGTGTAATGGGTGGGTTTAATCTTATATTATCACTAGCAAACAGTAGTTGAAGAAAATATATTATTATTATTTATCTCTGATAAATAATAATAATATATTTTTAAACTGTCAAGTATTTTCATTATATTTTAATTAAATTTTACCAAAAAGAAGTTATATTGGGTTTTATATGTGGCTGCCTGCTGGCCAATGCGTGCATTGCATTTGCATTGCATTGCTAAACATTGGCAGGGAGGGATTAAGCATTGTATTGCATTGTTAAGCATTGGGTAAATATTGTTAAGCATTGGGGTGAACATTGGGGAAATAAGACAAGGAAAGCACACGGACACCAAAGCGCGGGCGTGCGTATATATTACCATGGTTAAATTATGTCAATTAGTTTCGGATAATCCGAACGACGCATAACTCATATTAAGCATATATTAGGCATTATCTAGCTAAGTGATTGATATTGTTTAACTAATGTCTAATACGCTGCATATAGTCCGATAATATGTATTATGTTAACTTTCAGATTATCAGAATTAAGCGATTGATTAGCGCTGGCAATATATGGAATTGCCCCCCCGTCTCGCAATATTTTACCCACTATTATTATTATTACCCTCTCACATACAAGCCCACCCCCCCCGTACCCCCTTGCATTATACCCCCATCCTGTCGTAAAATTTTGAAAAATTGG